AGTTGTAAAGTACGAGGATATTTTTGAGGAGAAAATGATCTCGGTGTCTGCGGCGGAAGGTAAGTTGCCGAAGGAACTCCGGGAAAAGATTTCGGGCTTGTGGAAACGCACGCCCGGAAAGCCGATCGTTGCGCTGGAAACAGATCGACGAAAAGCAATAAGCGCGGCGCGTATTGACGCGTTCGATGATGTAAGCGAGTAACTGTGAGGTAAGCGAGTATGAGTAATGTAACGGTAAGAGAGGATGGCAGCATCCTGGTAAAGAACGTGATTTTGTCGTATCCCCACCTGTTCACGCCCTACGGGCAGGGCACGGAAACGAAGAAATTTTCGGCGAAGTTCTTATTGCCGAAGTCGACGCACAAGGCGGACATTGCGCTGTTGGGCAAGTTGCTGGGCGAAATGGCCATGGCGCGTTGGAAGCAGAAATTGCCGATGACAAACCTGTGCCTGAAAGACGGCACGCTGGTAGCCAAAAACGACGGCGACGAAAACTATTTTATTCTAGCTGCGAGTGAGCAGACGCGACCTGCGGTAATCGACGCGGACAAAACGCCGATAGCTGCCTCGGAAGCCGACGATAAAATGTATCCGGGAGCCGTGGTAAACGTGCTGATTCGCCCGTGGGAGCAGGACAACACCTACGGCAAGAAAATCAATGCCAACTTGTTAGCAGTGCAGTATGTCCGCAAGGGCGAGCGTTTAGCAGCGGCTCGTACAGTGGATACCGATGCAGTGTTTGATGATGTTTCGGGCTTTGACGACGACAGCTCCGGTCTGGATGACGGTTTTGGTGGCGATGACGGTTTTGGTGGGTAAGTAAGCGGAGGGGCGAAAGCCCCTCTGTTCCGTTTTGTCTCGGCGCAGAGATACCATGTCACAAGATCATTTACACCTAGATTTCGAGACGGCCAGCGAGGTCGATCTGCTAAAACGCGGGCTGGATGCGTATGCCAGTGACCCGAGCACGCGCGCGCTTATGCTGGGCTGGGGGATCAACGATGAACCCGCAAAACTGTGGCAGCCAGGCGAAAAAGTGCCGGCTTTGTTGCGGGAAGCCCTGAGAGAACCGCAAGTCGATCTGATTGCCCACAATGCGCAGTTCGAGCGTATTATTTTTGAGCGCGTTTTGCGCGCCAAGTTAGATCCGTCCCGTTGGCGCTGTACTATGGTCATGGCATATTACGCCGGCCTGCCTGGCAGTCTCGGCGAGATAGGTCCGATCGTCGGATTAGCCAACGAACAGCTGAAAATATCGGACGGTAAACGGCTAATGCGCCGATTCAGCTCGCCGCAGAAAATAACCAAAAATCAACCGCACCGCTGGCGCACGAAACTCACAGACCCCGAGGATTGGGAGCGTTTTTGCGAGTATTGCCGGATGGACGTCGAGTCAGAGCGGGCGGTGTATCGTAAATTGTCACCGAAGTTTTTGCCGCCGGATTTTATCTGGAAAGAATACATGCTGGATCAGAAAATCAATGATCGCGGCATGCCGGTCGATGTGGCGCTGGTCGATAATTCCGTGTCGGTATACATGCGCCACAAGGCGGCAGGGGTACTCGAGCTGAAAGAATTGACCCAGCTGGATAACCCGATGAGTGCACCGCAAGCCCTGAAATGGCTGAAACCGCTCGGTTATCCGTTCGGCGACATGCGAAAAAACACCGTTGCTCGCGCCGTGCTATTGACCGAAGACGGCCGGCTCGATATGCCGCCCGAGGCTGTGCGGTTTCTCAGTTACCGCGCCGAGTTGAACAAGGCGTCGGTGAAAAAGTTTGACGCGATCAAGAGCCGGATCGGAAGCGGGCACCGCATACGGTTTAATTTCCAGTTTCTCGGCGCGATGCGTACTGGCCGATGGGCAGGCCGCGCCGTGCAGTTACAAAACCTCGCAAGACCGCTGAAAGCGCATGAATCTATCCTGACCGACTTGGTAGACGCGATACGAAGTGGAGACGTAGACGAGTTCCGCAGGTTAGGAGGTACTAACTTGATGCAGTCGGTATCGTCTGTATTGCGACCCGCGTTTCGCGCGGTAGAAGGCAAGGAATTTCGGGTCTCGGACTTGTCAGCGATCGAGGATCGCGTGGTTGCGTGGGTGTCGGGCTGCGAAACCATATTGCAGGAACACAGAGCCGGACTGGACCCGTATAAGTCATTCGGCAAGCATTTGTATAAAAAATCGTATGACGAACTGTCCAAACAGGAACGGAACAACGCGAAACCCGGTCGGTTGGGCTGTTGTTATCGTTTGTCGGCGGGGCAAGAGGTTGAAAACGGCAAAGGCGATCTGATTCGTACAGGTTTGTGGGGATACGCTGAAAGTTTGGGGGTCGCCCTGACGCAAGCCGAATGTGCGGCGGCGGTTAAGACGTACCGCGAGCAGTATCCCGAGGTTGTTCAGGCGTGGTATTCGCTGGAAAACGCGGCCATGGAAGCCGTGCTGGCGCGCCGCCCCGTAAGGTTCCGGCACGTGATTTTTGATACCTGCGGCCCCTATATGCGGATTTTCTTGCCCTCGGGTCGCCATTTGCACTATCTGAGACCCCGAATCGAACCGCGCGAGTTCAAGGACGGCAAAGGCAACACCTACACGAAAAAGAACCTCAGTTATGAGGGCGTCGACAGTGTGACGAAACAGTGGTGCCGGATTTACACGCACGGCGGCAAGTTGATCGAGAACATTACGCAAGCCATCGCTCGAGACATTTTGATGCACGGGTTAGTGCTCGCTGACCGCGCAGGCTATGACATTGTTGGACACGTTCACGATGAAATCATTACAGAGCACGATATCTCGGACAAGGTGCACACGCTGGACAGGTTGTCGGAGTTGATGTCAGTTGCGCCCGCTTGGTGCCCCGATTTGCCGTTAGCGGCGGCGGGATACTGCAATCCGTACTACAAGAAAGACTGACGTGCAGTTCTCGAGCCTGCGGGCATTCCAGCAACACAACGCCCGAGACATTATTCGCTCGTTACAGGCAGGCCGCCGGCCGTTGTATGTGTTGCCGACTGGCGGCGGTAAATCCCGAACCACGGCGTATGTGGCGGATAGGTTCGCGCGCGCCGGGACGAGCAGCTGGATCACGATGCACCGGCGCAACCTGGTCAAACAGTTCGACCGAACGCTATCAGCGTGCGGTATCGAACACGGCGTATTGGCACCGGGCGGAACACCCTCAAACCGCGTGGATGTTGTCAGTATCGATTATTTGCGCGGTAAAGAGATTACGCCGGCCGGACTGATCGCGCTGGACGAAGCGCACCATTCCGAAGAGGGTAACAAGTGGGGCGAGTTCCTCGGAAGTCTGCCGAACGGCACGCTGGTAATGGGCGCATCGGCAACGCCTATCCGGACAAACGGACGGCCGCTGAAAGGGTTTGACGAGATTATTCTAGGCCCGTCGCCGCGTCAGCTGATCGCGTGGGGGTACATGCTGCCCGCCGAGGTTTACTGCCCCCCGACGCCGATCGAGTACGCCGGACTGGAAATACGAGAGGGCGAATACTTGCGGTCGCAGTTGCAAGCCCGCATCGATCTGGTCAAGAAAATTCTCGTCGGTAACGCCGTCGAGCAGTACACGAAACACTGTCCCGGCGTGCCCGCTATAGCGTTTTGCCTATCCCGACAAGATGCCGAGGACGTGGCCGCGTCTTTCCGTGCAGCGGGTTATGTATCGCATTTCATACACGGCGGCATGCCTGCAGCGGAGCAGGATCGTTTGTTATGGGCGTTTGAAGCGGGCTTTATTGACGTACTGACGAGCTGCGATCTTATTTCCGAGGGCACCGATTTGCCTCCGGCGCAATGCGCGATCATGTTGCGCCCCACGGAAAGCCTGGCGATGCACTTGCAAATGCTGGGGCGCGTAGTGCGGCCGTTTTTAGATCAGGAGTGCGCCTACGTGCTGGATCTGGTCGGCAATGTTGGTCGGTTTGTCGAGGGGCGGTTTTTGGTGAAACACGGGTTTCCGGCGGACGATAGGGAGTGGACGTTGGACGGGCGAGTTAAATCCGGTAGGAGGGTATCGAATGCGGCGATTTATTTGTGTGAAAATCCGGCCTGTTTTGCGCCGTATGAAGCGGCTCCGGCGTGCCCGTATTGCGGCAAGCTGGCACCTGTTCGGCAGATTGAAACCATACGAACCATTGAGCGCGTCGCCGGGGAACTACTGTCGGCCAAAGCCGCCGAACTGGCCGAACGGGAGCGCGTGGCTGATCGCAATACTCGTTTTATTGCTGCTCGGAAAGGTGCTCGAACGGTGCCTGACTTGATACGGGTCGGGAAAGAATTTGGAGTAAATAACCCGATGGCATGGGCAGAAACCGTTATGCGAGCACGAAAACGATGGTAAGTCACAATGACGCGCACACTGAGTTAGTGCGAAATATCCAACTGGAAGCGCCGAAACACGCTTGTCGGGCGTTCAAGCAGAATACCGGTCAGGGCTGGGTCGGACAGGTTGTCTCGAACAAGCAGGGCGTTATGGTATTGGAAAACCCGAGACCATTGCACGCGGGGCTATGCGCGGGCAGTTCGGATTTGATAGGCTGGTCAACGATAGAGATTACGCCCGACATGGTCGGTCGTCGGATTGCGGTATTTACCGCGTTCGAGGCGAAGACCGGAACGGGCAGAGAGGAAGCCGATCAGGTACGGTTTAGAAAAGCAGTTTTGGCGCAGGGGGGTATCGCGGTTGTACTGAGGAGTGCAGGCGCGATCCGGGCAGCGATAGAGGCATTCAAAGCGGGGGCTTTGGGATGAAACGGTGTTATATCTGCAAGGATGAAAAAGACACGACGGCTTTTCCTGTTGTAAACGGGGTAGAGTCGCGGACATGCGACGAGTGTTTAGGCGTCGCGGAGCCGGAGCAAGATTTTTCGTACCCGCGACCGTGCAGCGTATGCGGGCTAGTAAAACCCGGCGAGGAGTTCAAGGTTATTTGGGGGCCGTGCGACACGCAGGTCAAGTCGGCTACCAGTTGCACGCCTTGCCGGACAGATTTGACGCCGACCGAGCGGGTTCAGATGGCTAAAAAGACGACGGCAAAAAATGCCGCCAAGTTTCAAAACATACTAGCAATGAAGTGGTGAAAGCGTGAAGCACGATGAAATGCGGGAGTTTTTAGCCGCGGGGTTTCCAATACCCGTGCTGGCCGATTTATTCGGAGTGCCCCACGACACGGCTCGCCGAAAGTTGATGAAATGCACGCCGACAGGTAAAGACAGTAATTCGCTGCTCTATTCCGTCATGGATGCCGCCAAGCTATTTATCGATGTCCAGCTCGACTCGAAGGCGCTGGTACAGTTGATGAAAAAGGGCGATATGCCGCCGGCATTGAACGCGGAATTTTGGCGGGCGCAGCTGAACCGGCAGGAGTTCGAGAAAAAAGCGGGCGACTTGTGGCACACCGATCGCGTGCTCGAAGCGATGTCATCGGCATTCAAAGTGTGCCGCCAGCAGATTGTTTTGTTCACCGACACGATCGAAACACAGACGCAATTGTCCGTCGATCAACGAAAAATACTGCGCACGCTATCCGACCAGTTGATTGTTTCGCTCGGGGAAGCCTTGCGGGATGATTTTGCGTATTGGGATGGTGCAGGCGACAAAGACGACTCCGAGCAGCTTGTCATTGCGGCTTCTCAGTCTCGCAAGGATGGCTATGACGACTGAAACGGTGTACGGCTCGCTGGGAGCCATTGCGCAGGAGGCCGCGGAAGCATTCAGGCCGCCCGAGCGTATCAGGGTGTCCGAAGCCGCCGAGAAGTACGTTTATCTCAATACGCCCGGCGCGTATGTTGGGCCATATCTGAATGATAACGTGCCCTACATGGTCGAGCCGATGGATACGTTCACGGATCGAAGCTACGAGGGCTGCATTATCGTAGCACCGGCGCAAAGTGCTAAAACGGCGCTGTTTGAAAACTGGCTGACCTACGGTGTCGCGTGCGACCCTATGGACATGATTATGTATCACATGACGCAGAATACCGCGCGTGATTTTTCTATCTCGAAGCTGAACCGCGCACACCGGAATACCCCCGCGCTACGGGAAGCCATGCTGCCAGGCAACGCGGGCGACAACGTGTTCGACAAGCGATACAGGAACGGCATGCTCGTTAGTTTGAGCTGGCCGACGGTGGCTAACTTGTCCGGTAAGTCGGTCGGTCGGGTTTTCCTGACGGATTACGACCGGATGCCGCAGGACGTGGACAAAGAAGGTTCGCCCTACGATTTGGCGAAAAAACGTACCACGGCGTTCAAGTCGGCAGGCATGACGGTGGCCGAATCGTCACCGGGCTTTATCATCGAAGACCCCCGCTGGGAGTCCACATCGTTACACGAGGCACCGCCATGCAAGGGGATACTCGCGCTATACAATCGGGGCGATCGACGCCGGTTTTACTGGAAGTGTCCAGGTTGCGGCGAGTGGTTCGAGCCGTCGTTCTCACTACTACACTGGCCGGAGTCGGGCGACATTGTGGAAGCGGCAGAAAGCGCCTGCATGATGTGCCCGCATTGCAAATACGATATACGACCCGACCAGAAATACCACTTGAACATCGAGGCCGCGCATTTCGGCTGGATCAAGGATGGCCAGCGCCGGAACCGGCACGACCAGCTTGAAGGCACGGCGTATCGGTCGCCGATCGCGTCGTTTTGGTTGAAAGGACCCGCGGCATCATTCGCGCCGTGGTCTACGCTAGTTGGTAACTACTTACGCGCAGAGCATGAGTATTTCAGGACAGGCGAGCAGGAAGCCCTTAAAACTACGACCAATACCGACCAGGGCGAGCCGTACAAATTGCGCGGGCACCAAAACGACCGCACGCTCGAGGAGCTGAAAGCGGTCGCGGTGGAATACCCCGAGAAAGAAGTGCCGCCGGGAGTTCGATTCTTGATTGCCACTGCCGACGTCCAGCGGAACAAGTTTGTCGCGCAGGTATTCGGCATAGCGCCCGGACTGAATGACAATTTTGACGTATATACGCTCGACCGGATCGTAATAGAAAAGTCAAAGCGCCGAGATACCGACGGCGACCCGATGTGGATTAAACCGCACGAGTTCGTCGAGGATTGGCGGCTACTGAAAGAGAAAGTGCTGGATAACAAGTACACGCTGAACGGGGTAGACGGTGAAATGAAAATCCGTTTTATGCTGTGCGACTCGGGCGGTAAAGACGGTGTAACGAATAACGCCTATGACTTTTGGCGCTGGCTCCGCAAGCAGGGCGACGGTGACCATGCTCGGTTTTTGCTCTGTAAAGGGGAGAAACGGCCGACCGCACCACGCGCGGAAATTACCTACCCGGACAACCGGAACCGGAAAGACCGGAAAGCGGGCGCTCGCGGCGAGATCCCTGTTTTGATGCTGAACGTAAACCTGTTGAAAGATAAACTCGACGGCATGGTGGGCGGCGAAGAAACGAACGGCAGTTTTCTAATGCCCAACTGGTTTCCCGACGAAGTTTTCCTCGAAATGCTGGCCGAGGTCAGAGGGGTCAAGGGCTGGGAGAACAAAAACCGCCGTCGAAACGAGGCATGGGATTTGGCGACGTATGCGCTCGGTGCGTGTGTGTACATGGGCGTTGAAAAGATCAATTGGGAGTCGCCGCCGAACTGGGCAGCGAAGTGGAAAGATAATGCGCTGGTGCAAATCAACACGGTTGATCCCGAGGTTGGTACGGCCAAGTCGTTTGCCAAGACTGGAACAGATACCTATGATCTGTCTCAGCTCGGCTCACTTTTGGGATAATTTATGGCAGCATTGACGACAGCGGAAAAACTGGTCGAGGCCGAGCGTGCATATCACGATCTAATGATCGGAAAATCTGCGAAAGTATTTGTCGACCAAAACGGCGAGCGCGTCGAGTTTACCACGGCAAATGCCGCGTATTTGCGTCAGTATATCGATCAACTCAAGGCTGAAATCGCGGGTACTACCGCGCCGAACGCCCCTCTAGCGGTGTATTTTTAATGGCCGGTATTCTGGACGGAACAGGTTTAGAGTTTGAGCTGGACACGCCACTTGCCAAGATAGAAGCGGCGGGCGGGTACGA